AGAACGTTTCCAAAAATCTACTGACTCTGTATTCAATAATAATTTCAAAGGTTTTGACTTTAACGTTGGAGAAAAAACTTATAGGTACAATATTAAAGACGTTCAAAATGTTAAAGAGTATCAAAGCGACATATCTAATTTCGTAAGAGAGTTTCTTGACGATAAAAATATGATGCAAGATGCGAGGGGTTATCACAAAGCTTTGTATGCTGGTAAAAATATCGATAAAATTGTTAAACATTTTTACGATCAAGGTAGAGCAGATGCTATAAAGGAAACAAGTATGAATGCTAAAAACATTGATATGTCTCCAAGAACAGCTAATGCACCTACTATTGATGCCGGCGGTATGAAGTTTAAAGTTGTTGGTGGTGATGATAGTTCTAGTTTGAAATTTAAAATTAGAAATAAATAACAACTTAAAATTAAACAAAAATGGGATTTAATACGTCTACAGGTTTATTGGGCTCATATGCTCTAAACCCTATGCCTTCCCCAACTGTAAGTGATACTAATTATATTGACTTTACGTCATCATCTACAGCTGGTTGGGCACAACAATACTTACCAGAATTGTACGAAGCTGAAATCGAAAGATACGGTAATCGTTCAATTAGTGGATTCCTTTCAATGGTAGGGGCAGAGATGCCTATGGAATCTGATCAAGTAATTTGGTCTGAACAAAACAGACTTCACATTGCTTACAAAAATGACGCTGTAACTGCTAACTCAACTGTAGTTCTTAATACTACTAGTGGTGCAGTTACTTTAGGTAGTGCTTTAAATAACTCTGTTAGAGTTGGTAACACTGTTATCATTACTGACAATGCAACTGGACTTAAAACTTTAAAGTGTTATGTATCAGCTGTGTCAGGACAAACTTTTACATTAAAGAGTTATAAGCAATCTGCTTTAACAACAGTAGTAACTGACGGTGGAGCTATCAACGTATTTGTATACGGTTCTGAATTTGCTAAGGGAACTTCTAGCATGTCAGGAGAGCTTAAGCCATCTTTCCAACAGTATAACAACAGACCAATTATTATTAAAGATCACTTTAGAATCTTTGGTTCTGATACTGCACAAATCGGATGGGTTGAAACTACTGATGAGGCTGGTCAAACAGGTTATTCTTGGTATTTAAAATCTGCTGGTGAAACTAGATTAAGATTTGAAGATTATCTTGAAACTGCTATGTTAGAAGCTGAAGAAACTGTATCTGGTAACTTAGATACTTCTGTATCTGATGCTGATGGTACTCCACAATCTGGTATTAATGGTACTCAAGGTTTCTTCTCTGCTGTAGAGACAAGAGGTAATGTATTTGAAGATTTAGCTTCTTTAGCTGATTTTGATTTAGTACTTAAAAATCTTGATAAGCAAGGTGCAATTGAAGAAAACATGCTTTATGTAAATAGAGATTTAGCTCTAACAATCGATGATATGGTTGCTGGATTAAACTCTAACTACCAAGGTGGTGCTTCTTTTGGTGTATTTAGCAACAGTGCTGATATGGCGCTTAACTTAGGTTTCTCTGGATTTAGAAGAGGTTCTTATGACTTCTATAAGTCTGACTGGAAATACTTAAATGATGCTGCTGCAAGAGGTGGTTTTGGAGATATCTCTGGAGCTTTAATTCCTGCTGGAACATCTAGTGTTTACGATGAAAACTTAGGTAAAAACATCAAGAGACCTTTCTTGCATGTAAGATATAGAAGATCACAAACTGATGACAGAAGAATGAAATCTTGGGTTACTGGTTCTGTAGGTTCTGCTTCTTACACTGGAGATGACGTGATGGAAGTACATTATCTTTCTGAAAGATGTATGATCGTACAAGGTGCTAATAACTTTGTTCTATTGAAAGAATCATAGTGTCTAACCCTTAAAAATTAAAAAACATGGAAAAAATACTATATTTTAGTGAAGGTGGGGGAGACAATGCTGCTGGTGAAGTTATGGCTTGGCCTGTAAGCAGTTTTTTAGGATTTGATATTGCTGCTGGTGATACTACTTCTTTACAATTAAACTTTAAAGCTCAAACCGGTTCTGGTGCAGCTACAGAAGTTGATATTGTAGATTTAACTATTACAGCTGGTACGATCAAAAAAGTTATTAAAGGAATATACGCGGCTATCAACAAACCTGGAGTAGGTCTTGGAGATGGTTTTATCGTTGTTGCTGATGTAACTAACTCTGAATTCTGCCACCCAGATATCACAGCATGTGCTATCTCTGAGGATTCTTAGTAGAGAATCAACTACTTTAAACTTATGGGCGTCTTAATTGGCGCCCTTGAGTTTATTTTTTAAACTATTTAATTATATTATATCATGACAAAAAAAGTTAAAGCAGAAAAAAATGTAGAGGTTGCACCTCTAAAAAAAGAAATTGAGGTAAAAGAACCTCAAGCTCCTAAATGGGAAATAAAAGACAGAAGCTATTATTTATTAGCTGATGGCGAACCACTAACATATGTTTTACAATCTAAGTCTTCAAGAAGAAAACCATTATTATGGTGGGACGATGACAAAGGTATAAACAGAGAAATGAGGTATGCTAGTAATCAAAACTCTATTTTTATAGATGAACAAGATAACAATGCTATCTTAGAGCATATTGTTTTTGAAAATGGAGCTTTATTTGTACCCAAACAAAATCAATCATTACAAAAACTATTATCTTTACATCACCCTAAAAGAGACGTGATTTATTCTGAAGTAGATAATGTTGCAGAAGCAAAAGAAGATTTAGTAAGTATTGAGTCAGAAATGCAAGCATTAAACACAGCTGTTTCTTTAGAAATAGAACAAGCAGAGGCTATATTAAGAGTTGAAGTTGGTTCTCAGGTTGATAAAATGAGTTCAGCTGAAATAAAAAGAGACTTGTTTGTATTTGCAAAGAAAAACCCAATGTTATTTATACAGCTTGTTAATGATGATAACGTGATGCTTAGAAACACAGCTATTAAAGCTGCTGAAATGGGTATTATTATATTATCACAAGATCAAAGAAGTTTTTCTTGGGGTTCAAATAGTAGAAAATTAATGGAAGTACCTTTTGATGAAAATCCATATAGCGCTTTTGCTTCGTGGTTAAAAACAGATGAGGGTGTTGAAGTTTACAAATCAATACAAAAAAGATTAAACTAACAACTAATGATCACAGCCCTTTAATTAGGGCTTGTGATTATAATAAAATATAAAATGGCAATATCAGTAGATAAAGTATATAGAAAAGTGTTGGCTATACTTAACAAAGAGTCAAGAGGTTTTTTAACACCTGATGAATTTAATAGAATAAGTTCACAAGTGCAGCTTGATCTACTTGATAAAGCTTTTCACGATTACAACAGGGCTGTAGCTAGAGAAACCATGGGACGTGGTGCTCAAGGATATGGCGATATACCTAAAAAAATACAGGATCGTATTGATCCTTTTTATACAACAAATAGTATTACACTAACAAACGGCGTAGGTTCTTTACCAACTGTCACGGTTGATAGTTATACTAGATCAAATGTATATAATATTGTACGTGTAACAACACAAGACAATAATTCATTAAACACAACAGAAGTTGATAGAGTAGAAAAATCTAAACTAAGTTATTTATTATCTTCATCAATAACAGCTCCATCAACAACTTTTCCAGTATATTATATAACAGGTACAAATATTAATGTAAACCCTAGTACACTATCTAGTGTTAGCATGGATTATATATCAATACCTAGTGACCCAGTGTGGAACTCTGAAGCTGATTCTAATGGCGCTTTGACGTATACAGCTACTGGTTCAACAGATTTTACTTTACACTCTTCTAGTGAGGTAAATTTAGTGTTAGGTATATTAAGATATGCAGGAGTAATTATAAAAGACCCAAGTGTAATACAAGCAGCGGGTCAAGAAACAGCAACTAAAGTACAACAAGAAAATTCGTAATAAATGGGATTATTAGATAATAAAACAAACGAAACATATTACACTGGTAGCCAAGTTTTTTTTATAACTGGCGCGGGTAGCAGCTATCCTGGTTATACGTATACTTTAACTGAAATACAAAATGAGCACGGTAGTAAAATAACAGCTAACGACATAAGAGTTTATGTAGAGTCTGGCAATGCTAGTTATACTAATAGAGAAATATTTGACTGGACTATTGCTGACGGCGTGTTAACTGTGTTAACATCTGGTGCGGCTGGTGGAGATGGTGATGCTGCTTTTGATGAGCTTTCTGAATTAAATGCTGAGGGTGAATTAAGAGTTGAATTACGAGATCATGTTTTTGGTGGATATAGACATACGTCATTATCTGATATTGTTGCTAATTTTATGATAGGATATGTTGGTGATGGTAAATTAATAAATAACGCTAGTAAAACAGATGTTGTTTTTCATGCAAGAAGAGGTTTACAAGAGTTTAGTTACGATATATTAAAAACTGTTAAATCACAAGAGGTTGAGTTGAGTCCATCATTAAGTATTCCAATGCCTCAAGATTATGTTAGCTATGTTAAATTATCATACATAGGTGATGATGGTATAAAAAGAATTATATATCCTACTAGATTAACTATTAATCCTACTGAAGCACCTGTTCAAGACGGTGATTATAACTATGTATACGATAGTAATGGTAATATTGTTTCAGGAACTTCTTTTACAGAAACAAAGTGGAACGATTTTGATACAGATAATATAACTGGTAATTTAAATACAGAAGATGATTACTTTATAGGTAGAGATAATCATTTAGATGAAAATTTTGGTAGAAGATATGGATTAGAGCCAGAGCATCAACAGATAAACGGTTATTTTACAATAGATGAAAGAACTGGTAGTTTTGCTTTTAGTAGCGATTTATCTGGCAAAATAATAGTAATAGAATATGTTTCTGATAGCTTAGGTACTGATGCTGAAATGAAAGTACATAAGTTTGCTGAGGAAGCTTTATATAAACACATTGCTTTTAACATATTAGCTACAAGAAGAAATGTACCTGAATATGCAGTACAGAGATATAAAAAAGAAAGAAGAGCGGCTTTAAGAAACGCTAAACTAAGATTATCTAAAATAAATCTTGAGGAAATATCTCAAGTAATGAGAGGAAAAAGTAAACATATAAAAAGTTAATATATGCCTAAAATTCAAAATAGCTTTTTAAAAGGTAAAATGAATAAAGACCTTGACGAAAGGCTGGTGCCAAAAGGTGAATATCGTGAGGCACAAAATATATTAATTACACAATCAGAATCATCTGATGTAGGAGCTATTGAAAATATACAAGGTAATATATTAGCCGTACCTATGCCTAGTATTACAGGTGATATGGAAACAATTGGTTACTGTGCTGATATTCTTAGTAAAAAAGTTTTTTGGTTTATTACAGATTTTACTGGAGATAGTGGGGACGTAAGAACAATGTCTAGAGCTCAGTCTACTAACACTTGTCAAATATTAATGGCTGATTTAAATGATACATCTGCAGAAGCTAAGATAATAGTTCAAGGTCATTTTTTAAATTTTAGTAAAGACCATTTAATAACAGGTGTTAACTTAATAGATGATTTACTTTTTTGGACTGACAACTATAATCAACCTAGAAAAATAAATGTAACTAAAGCTATTGCTGACAATACATATTATACAAAAGAAGAACAAATATCTGTAGCGAAAGTTGCTCCTTTTTTAGCACCTATACTAAAAGACAATGAAGAAAATGGTGATAACTATAGTTTACAAAATGACAACACTATAAGTTCTGATTATTTAAAAGATAGATTTGTTAGATTTTCTTATAGATATAAATATGAAGATGGTGAATATACAACTATGGCACCATTTACACAAATTGTTTTTAAACCATTAAATGATGGTCAAATACAAAATGTTTTAACTACTGACAGAGAAAAAACAGATACACAAGATGTTTATTCTAAAACTATTGTAGATATTATGAAAAACCACTACAATAGAATAGAAATGAGAATACCTTTACCAGGCGATAATTATCAAACAGATCCTAATGTTAATTGGAATAATGATTTAAGAGTATCTAAAATAGAAATATTAATAAAAGAATCTGATCAAGATGTTGTAAAGGTTATAAAAGAAATAGATGTAAATGATAACGCTGCTTTTGTAGATTTAATAGAATTGATGGATACTAATCCTAATGACGAAAATAATGTTAATCAAACTAGTTATTATAGACATGTTTATAAGTTTGTGTATAAATCTGAAGAGCCTTATAAAATACTAGAAGACAAACAAATAACTAGAGTTTTTGATCAAGTACCATTAAGAGCTAAATCACAAGAAATATCAGGTAATAGAGTTATATATGGTAATTTTACAGAAAACTATGAAATACCTGTAGATGATTCTGGTAAAACAGGTATAAATTATGTAATTAAGAATATTGTTAAAGGTAGTATTGATTCATTAACTATGCCTCAAGCTAATAAAGAAATATATAAATACAATTCAGTTAAACAAAGAAGAAAATATCAAGTAGGGGTTGTTTTATCCGATGTATTTGGAAGACAGTCTACTGTTATATTGTCAACAGGTGATACTGACACTACTACATCTCCAGCCGTAACTACTGATTTTTCATCAAATTATAATAGCGGTTATAGTTGGTCTGATCAAAATTTAGCTTTTGGTAAATCATTATCTATAATGTTTACAGAAAACAATATAGTAGACAATGTTTATAATGGAGATATAACTAGTAATGACTATAACCCATATGGTTGGTATAGCTATAAACTAGTTGTAAAGCAACAAGAGCAAGAATATTACAATGTATATACAAATCATCCGGCTGATAATTGGAATAATGAATCTAATACTCATGACGAGGTTTTAGGTTTTTCATGGGTTAGTTTATATGGTAATAATATAAATAAAGTAGTTAGAGACGTTAGTGAAGTTGATGAAATTAGAGAAGGTGTTGCTGGTTCAGATGTAAAACTTTTTCCAAAAGTAATAAAAAAATCAATACCAATAACTATGCCTGATGGTACCGTTACAGACTTTTTTAGTCCTTTAAACAATATGTCAATGCAAGGCCCTGATCAAGATCCTTTTGATGTCATGACTGTCGGTACAGCTAGAGAACAAGGTATATTAACTAAAGGTGATAGAGATAAAGATAGAGTTCATGATTTTGTAATGGCTAAACGAAATCCTTTATTAGCGCAGGTAAAATCTTTAGGTGAAAATAATAGAGTTAAATATAGTTTAGATTTCACTGTTAATAATAATAACACTGAAGAAAAATCTGAGTTTCAAATTGGTAATGGTAATGATATAAATCCATTTATTAGAGTTGGACAACAGATTACTAAAAAAGTACTTAATATAAATAGTAAAAAAGCAATAGCATTAAGTAATATTGGTAAACAAGTTATAGATGTAAGAGTTGATAATGACGAGCAAGAGCATTTTGATTCTAAAACTATTATATTAGACGGTGATGAAATAGACGATGCTAAAGGTGGTTCTGCAATGATGCAGGTAGGTCAAATAATAGAATTTAGAACTGGTGACTCTCAAGGATTAAATTTAAGTTTATTACCGTTTAATGATTCTGCTGACAACACTTTAACAGTAGGTTCTGCAGAAGCGGCTTTTTTACAAATTGCTTGGAATAATTCTCAAACTGATGATAATTTAAGTGGTGTTTTTAATATAAGCGGGCCAAACATACCCCTTGGAACTACTATTACAAACGTACAAACCAATAGCACTACTAATATTACAACTATAACAATGAGTGATGCTAGTACAGCTGCTGTAACATCATATGTTATTGTAAGTGGTGGCGCAGGTGGTAGTAATTTATTTATGGACGAAAACAACTCTGATGAAAATCTTATTAAAACAACAGCTACTGTTGAGCAACACGGAAATGAGTATGTTGTTAGAAGACCTATATTACAAAAAGTAGAATTAAACGAAGATAGCACAAGAACTATATTACATTTTGATAGAAGAGTTTTTCCAGATAATATAGATACTTCTGAAAATAAAAATCAATGTTTAGCTTTATTTGATCCTCTTACAATAAAACAAATTGAAACAGAAAATGATGGTGCGTTAGTATATCAAAAAATAAAAATGTCTCACGAGCATGATTTTAATGCTAACGATCAAATAGTTATACAAAATTTAGAAGAACAACCTATAGCTGTAACAACAGGTTTAACTGTTTTAGAAACAGATCCTGTAAAATCTAATTTAGATATATTTTACGAATCATCAACAAGTGGTCTTATAAAAGATTTGCATAACGATATAGAGTTAAATAACAACGAGTTAGAAATATCTTATTATAATACTTTTATATTATCAGGTGGCGGCAATATAATACCTGTGTTACAAAATGGAACTATTACAGATAAAGTTGGTCAATGGCACGTTGAAGAATCAAGAATAAAAGGTGAGTTTAATGGTAAGTCTGTAGATTTTGGTGTTAGAGCTCATTTAGTAGATGACGAATACGCTCAAAGAGTTAGAACAAATGCTTTAATACACTCAGGTATATTTAATTCTAAAACTAAAGTTAACGAGACAAATCAGTTTTCTATAGGTGAAAATATAACTAGAGCTGTTGACATACAAAATGGTAGTATACAAAAGTTATACGCAGAAGATACAAACTTAATTATATTTCAAGAAAATAAAGTTAGTAGAGCTTTAATAGATAAAGACGCTATATTTACACAAGAAGGTCAACCACTTACTACAGCCTCTAAAGTTGTTATAGGTCAAATAGGTGCTTTTGCAGGTAAATATGGTATAAGTAAAAATCCTGAAAGCTTTGCAGTATATGGTGCTAGAAAATATTTTTCTGATAAAAATAGAGGTGTTATATTAAGATTATCTCAAGATGGTTTAACACCTCTATCAGACTCAGGTATGCGTAGTTTTTTTAGAGATAACTTGCAAAATGCTAATAGAATATATGGTATGTATGATGAGCAAAAAAATAAATACGTTATTTCATTGCAAAACAAACATGGTATAGCTTCTACTTATAGCCCTGAATATGGTACGTCATCTGACTCTACAACAATATCAAAAGATACATATTCAACTTTATCATTTGATGAATCATCAGGTGGTTGGGTTTCGTTTTACACATACAAACCTACATTTGGTTTTAGTTTAAGTAATGAGTTTTATACTTATAATTTACAAAACTTATATAAACATTATAGCGATGATGTTCAAAGAGGTATGTTTTATAAATCTGTTTATACAGATCCATCTAACGTAGAGTTTGTATTTAACGATCAACCAACAACAGTTAAAAACTTTCATACTATAGATTATGAAGGTACTAGTGGTTGGAAAATGGCATCAGCTGAAACAGATATGCATGTGGCATACCCTGTGTTGAGCAGTGATACTAGTGTGTCAGCATTGTCTATACCTGTAAACTTTGTAAATAAAGAAAACAAATATTACGGACATATAAGAAATAACACAACAACAACATCAATAAATCAAATAACAGGTATTGATTTATCAGGTATAAAAGGATATTTTAATAAAGTTAAAATGCAGTATTGGAAACCAAGTGAAGCAATAGCTTCTTCTGTTAGTAAAGGAGAACTATACGCTGTAGGTAGCGAAACTGTTTATTCATCACAATAATTATGAAAGAAAGATTATATTTATTTTTAGGTTTGTTCTTTGTAACAATACCAGCTTTTGCAATAGAACCAGCAACAGGAACAGCAATGCTTATTAGCGCTGGTGTTAGCGCTTTAACCAGTGTTTTTGGAGGTATTGGAGCTGGTAGAGCTAGAAGACAAGCTGAAAGAAGAGAAAGAGCAGCCGCCGCTAATCGTATGGCTTTAGAAGCTAATAGAGTAGATCCACCTGATTTTGGTGCTGATTTTGAAAATCCAGCTGCCAACCTACAAGTTGCAACACAAGCTAACGTAATGGCTGCGGAACAAGCTGATATATCACTAGCTAGTACATTAGATACATTAAGAGCTACTGGTGCTAGTGCTGGTGGTGCTACAGCTTTAGCAAGAGCGGCATCTCAAAGTAAAAGAGGTGTTTCAGCTCAAATAGAACAACAAGAAGCTAGAAATGCTCAACTAAGAGCTCAAGGTGAGTTACAAGCTGCTAAAATAAGACAAGATGCTCAGGTGAGAACTTATCAAGCAACTCTTGCTAGAGAAAATCAAGCTTTAAATAGAGCTGCTAGTTTAGAAAGTTCTGCTAATCAACAAGCAGCTGCGTATGGTGCGCAGAGTTCACGAATGATTGGTCAAGCCGTTGGTGCTGTTGGTACATTTGCGGCATTTGGTGGTTTTGGTGAAAAAGGTCCTTTTGCTAAATCACAACAAGATCCTCTTCCTAGCGGTGCCGATGTTGATTTAACATCAGGTGATTTTACTTCAGATTTTAACAAACAATTTGGTGATCAAGATTTATATGGAAACTATATATCTGATAAAGCTCAAGAATATATAGATACAGCGCCTAATTATGGTAATATAGGCGGGCCTCAAACGCAAGCGTTTGCTGACATGTTAAGTAATATACCTACAAATCCTTATGCTGGAATGGGTATAACAGACGAAGTATACGATAGTTTAGCACCAATTTTAAATACACCTATTAGAATAAATTAAATTATGGCAACAAGAAGAAGACAAAATACAAATCCATTTATGAGTGCTAATTTAGGTAGTGGCGCTAGAACTACAACGGGTGGAACATATGAAAATCCTAGATTAGGTATACAAGATTATACAGCTTTTGGTTCTGGTGTAGCTTCTACATTTAGAATGCCAGAAAAAGAAGAAGTAGAAAAGAAAGATGATTTAACTCTTGATTTAGGTGATTTTGAAAGTGATAGAGATGATTTTTATGTAGATTCTAACGGTGTTATGCAAGATTTAAATTCTGATGTATCTACTTTAATAAACAACACTTGGAAAGGTAGTGAACTAACATTTTTAAATAACGCGTATCAACAAGCACTTGCTGGTAGTCAACAAGAAAGAGATATAAAATCACATTTAAATGGTTATAGTCAAGCTATTGGTCCTAAAGACTCTAATTTTATTAATTATCTAAATGCTTTAGATAGCGGTATTCATGATCATAATGTTAGTAATAGATTTTTACCTAGTCTTGATGGTGATAATTTAAATGGTACTATAGCTGATTTTATTAGAATAGGTAACGAAAACCCTAGCGCTATAAGAATAGCTAGTAAAAAAAATAAAAACGGCATAATGCAGTATGGTTATGAAGTTGATGGTTTAGGATTTGTTAATGCTAGTGCTATGACAGACAAATGGATTAATAAAAACTTTAGTGTTAAATACAGTCAATCCTCAGCGTTAAGCAAAGATTATGAAGAGTTTCAAATAAGTAAATTTAAACCTATGTTTTATGGTAGTGGTACAAATTTATTTGAAGGAACAGATCAAGAATTTAAAGTTAAAGAAGAAAATGAAATAGTACAAGATGGTAGTATAAGCAGTTTTGAATTAACAACTGATAATGCTGCTAATGTTAGGTTTTCTTCACAAAATGATCCTTATTTTAAATCAGCTTATTATAACTTAGACAGCGCTATAGGTGGTATAGGTAACATTACACTTACTGAAGATGGATCTGGTGGTTATACTATTAATTATCCTGAAAATTCTAAATTTAAGTTTTCTTCTGAAATAGAAAAAGCTATGGGTGATTTAGTTTTTTCCGACAATGTATCTCAACAAGATCAAGATGCTTTAAAAATAAGTATGTTAAAAGATCATTATAAAGAAAACTTTAAACTTACAAATGGTAGCAACATGTATGTAAAGGGAAAAGATGGTAGAGCTATAGCAAAAACAGCTTCTAATCTAGAACAGTTTATGCCTGATTACATGAAAACAGAGCAAAAGACTGGCGAAGGTGGATTTAGTTTTGGATTTGGAACTGGTAGTGGTGGTAGTGCTGACTACTATGTTGCAGGTTTACAACAACTTTATGGAACAATAAATCCTGATACAGAACAAAGACAAGGAGGTATTGTAAATAAACAAGGTGGCGTGCCTTTAGAAAAAGTTGCTGATTTTGCTCAAGAATGGGGTGTTAAAACACATGGCGCTGGAACAAAAGTTATGTCGATAATGCAGATAGAAGAATACTATAGAGATTTATATAATTATGACGACGCTAAACAAAGTAGTAGAGACAATAATAATCCTGGTAAAGATCAAATAGACGGTATGATAACTGATTTATTTAAACAAGAACCATCATATTTCTATTATGTTCCTTCAGGCGGAAAAGATCCTATACCTGCTGAGAATTTAGGTAAACTTCCAGATATGAGTAGTTTAGAATATGAGAAAATCAGAACAGGTATGATAAATAAACCAAAAGGAGCTAATGTGGTTGAGTATTTCCCATCTGATTTTAGAACTATACCTATTAATAGTTTTATGAGAGAATATAGAAACAGCTTAAGTTCTACTGAAAAGAAATTATTTGAAAGCGCTGCTTCAAGAATGGGTATAAATATATACGGAGTACAAAAAGAAAATTAAATAATATGGTAATTCCTGGAATACAAGAAGAACAAGAAGTTTTCGGACCTGAACAAGCTCCAGAAAAAGATCAGTTTATATTAGAGCCAAAAAAAGAAGAGCCAGAATATGTATTTGAACCTTTAAACGATACTCAAATAAATTCTATAATTTCTTTACCAGATCAAAAAGAAGAAGTTGGTGATATATTTTCCGCTGTTAGATTTGTTGATAAATCTTATAATACTATTGTTAATAATTTAAGTAAAAATTATAATGATGATGGTTTTGTTTTTGAGTATGATCCTGGGTTTTCTCAAAATGAAAATCAATTTATTGTAAGAGCTAATAATGGAGCGGCTATAGGTGTTGGTAAAAATGAACAATCTATTAAAAGTATGCTTAATTGGATGAGTGAAAACTCTCTTAATGCTGATGAAAGAGAAATATATAGTGAAAGAAAAAAATCAATTGATAACTCTATACAAGATTTTTTTAAAAATGATATAAGATTTAAAGACGGCCAAGTTCAAACTTATGCTAATTTTTTACCAGATTATAAAGGTGGCTCAGGTACAAAAAAAGATCAAAAAGACAGATCTGTTGGTGATTTTAATTATGATGATCAGTTAAAAAGATTAAAAAAAGAATTAAACGTAGACGGTACTAATTTAGAATATTATTTTGATGATGAGTTTGAAAAAATAGGTAAAAGATACCATGATAATTATTTAGAAGATTTTAATAGAAAACAAAGAATAAAAAGAGAATCAGTTAGAGAAGAAGATGATGCTATAAATATTAAAAATGATTATAAAAAAATTAATTATACTGATAATGAAATAAAGTTATCAGAAATAAATAAACAAATAGATTCTTTAAAAAATGAAATGTCTCAACCTTCTTATGGTTTAAGAACAGGCACTATAATTGATGATGATAAATCTAGTCAAATAGAAAAGCTGCAACAACAAAGAAATAATTTATTAAATGTAATAGGTAATTCTAAAGGTTGGCACGGTTCTTTTTTAACAGGTTTAAATTTTAATAAAGAAAACGCTTTAAAACCTGCGTTTACTTTAGATGGTGATTTTGTAGACGGTCTTGCTGTAGATGAAGACGAAGATACTATTAATAATGATGATTTAATGACAAGCGCTAATAAATTTAGTAGCTTAGTTCCTGATGAATTAAAAGATAAATCATCAATAAAAGATTATTTAACTGACAAAACTGATGAAATAGCATTTAATATAGCTGCTTCTAATAAAATAGGTGATGATTTTATAACATTAAAAGGACTTAGATCTGATAGTAGAGGCTATAAAAAAATAATAGAAGATTTAGAATATACAGATTTTAAAGAAGAATATAAACCTGAAGATCCTACAGAAACTAGCATTGTTACATTAAAAGTTAGATTATCTGATTTAGCAAAACATAGAAACACTATATTTAATCCTTCAGAAAGAAACATAATAGAAGATGCTAAATATTATCTTTCATTTTTAAATCCAGCTGCTTACGGTAAAGAAGATGAAGTGTTAAGTACCGATGATATGTCTGAAGCTCAGCTTTATACTTATGTTAGTCAGTATGCTAATTTTAGAAAACAAAACATGTCTGACTTTAAAGTATTAATGGCTTTAACAGACTTACAATTAGATCCTAGAAGTTATAATAAAAAATTTGGATCAGAAACAATAGACGCTATAAAAGCTGGTGGTAATTACATTGCTAATACTTGGAGTATAGAAGCTGCTGAAAAAGCCGGTATGAATCTTAAATCAGATTTTAATAATAAACTACAGCTTCAATTTGATACATATGACTGGGCTAAAGGTAATGAAGGTATTATAAACAAAAATGCAATAGGTACTTTACAAAAAAGTATGCTTTACGAATACGGTTATCAAATGCCTCTTGAGTTTACAGAAGACCTTGCTAAATTTGCTCTAGTTGGTAAAGGTATTGGTAGTGTTCAAAGAGCGTTTAATATAGGTGGTAAAAATTATACTTTATTTAAAACTGTAAGAGGAACAGGTCCTAATAATAGAGTTAGAGTTTCAGCTGCTGAAATTAAAAAATTTAAAGAAACAAATAATTTAACAAGTTTATCTGGGCCATTAGCTTTAAAAGCAGCTAATAAAGCAGGTTATACAGTTGAATTAAACAAATATACTAATCTATATAAGTACGGTTTTGGTATTATTGGTGAAGAATTTAAAATGAAAACTGTTTTTGAAGAAGATTATAAAGTTGGTGGTGGTACTGCTTTTTATGCCTTTGGAGGTGCTTTTGGTAGATTTGGAACAGGTTTAACTAAAGGATTAGGAACTGGATCAAGAAGGTTAAACACAGTTATAGGTGTTCCATATTCTGGTTTAGCTTTTGCTACTTCTAGTGAAGCAGCTAAATTATTAGAAGGCGGATGGAAAACTCTTAACGGTGGAGAAACATTTGCTAAACAATTAGAAAATGCTTATCCAAATTATCAAGGTGATAGAGAGTTTATAGGTAATATGATTTTTGGTAGTATGCTTAGAATAAAAAGTATAACTGGTGAAGTAATTAAAAATCCTTATGCAAACTCTTTAACTTCAACTGCTCAACTTGATAATATAATACACAACGGACACGCGTCTTTACGTAGAATAGAAAACGATTACAGAGATCTTGAAACATTATTACCTGAAAACATAGCGTTTAAAGATCGTAAAAAAGAATTAGAGTTAGAACATCAAAGAACTACAGAGCTTATTAGTGATGCTAAGCAACAGCTAATATTAAGCGAAGGCGATGTATATGATACTCAAGATCCTAATAAAATAGCAAAACATATAACAAAAACTTATAAAGGTTATTTTGAAAGTTTAAGTAAAGAATATAAAAATGTAGAATTAGTAGTCCAACAAGGTAATAAAGGTTTTGCAGAAAAAGGTTTAAATCCTCTTGATCCAGCAGGTATAGTGTTTAAAAACGGTGGTGTTGTAATTGGTGTAAATACTTTGACAGCTAAAAGAGGTATGATAGAGCATGAAATAGGTCATGAGCTATTAAAAAGAAAACTTAAAAATGATAAAACATTAGTTGGTAAATTAGTCAACGGTATTGAAGATGCTTTTAAAGGTAAAATATTTACAGAGGGCGACAAGCAGTATACTTCTTTTAGAGAGTATATAAAAGATTTATATACTGAAGATGGTAAAGCTCCTACTAAAAAACTAACTGACATAGAGTTTATAACAAACGCTATAGAGTTTATGGCTGATCCTATTTATTATAGAAATGTTCTTAGACAAAACAATAATGGCAGTTTAACAACTTGGTCTATATTAAAAGATAAATACAGTACATTAACTGGTGCATCACCCGAACTATTTGCTGATAAAAAATCTATAATAATGGCCTTTGCTAGAACAGTACAAGAACTTAAAAAAGGAAATATTACTTCTGAGTCTATGAGGTTTTTTGAAAATTTAGCTAATAGAAAAGGTAAATTTGCAAGTAAAGAGTTTGATTGGTTAGATAAAGGCACGCAGTTCAACGATATTAAGTTAAGAGAAACTCAAGAAACTAATGAAGCTTTTCGTAGTAAAGAAAAAGAAGTAGATGCTTTAGTTGGTGAAAAAGTTAATGGTAAATATACTGTTACTAAAGCAGAGTGGGATAATCCAATAAGACCTGGTAGCGCTAAAGCTTTTGATGCTCTTTATACGCCAAAAGAATCTAATATATTTAGAGGAATAATATTAAAAGGCATAGAAGGTAATAATGTTTACGGTAGATCCAAAGACGCTTTTGTAGAAAGAGTTACTTCTGAATTAGCTCGTGATATAATGAATTTTAATCCTGAAAAAAATAATAGTTTATCTGGGTATCTTGCTAATAGAGTAATATGGGCTAAAGGTGATATTTTAAATGAGTTTGCAAAAAAACCATTTGAAAAAAGTAGAGATGTTGAAGCTGGTGAGCTTGGTAGTGTTCGTGAAAGAGGCGCTGAAGATGTTGGTATAAAAACATTTGAAGACAATTATGTTTTTGGTGAAAATAAAAAAAATATTGATAAATCTAAAAAAGAAACTGGATTAGTTCAAACTGAAAAAGGTCTTATAGAGCCATTAGAAATAATAACACCAAAACCAACTAAAGACGTAAAAGTAGATGAAGCTAATAAAAAGCAAATTGAAAATATTGAAAATAAAATAGAAGCTGATAAACCCGCTGATTTAAGTGGTAAAAATATAGCTAACTTAGAGCCAAGTAAAGAATTAGTAGATTTAGTAAAACCTTTATTTGGTAAAAATAGAAAAGATCAAATACAAAACATGATTGACAATGGTGAGCTTTATTATAAAGCTTATTTTCCAGAATCAGCAATGTATGGTGAAGGTGTTATACAGCCTGGAAAAAGCTCTACAATGATTTCTAAAGCTTTTCCTATGTTCTACGTACCAAAAGGTGAAAGAGCTATAAAAGCAACAGAAATAGAAACAGGTAAAGCTGGTACAAAATCAGGGTTAGAAATAAGAGATAGGATGCCTTGGTCACAAGCAAAAACTGTATGGGAAAATATGTCTTGGTCTGATTTAAAAATAGCAGATTTAAAATCTAATGATCTTGCTTATAGAAACCAAGGAACAGCTTTAAATAGTTTTTATAAACAAGCCGCTAAAGTTATAAATAACAGAGGGGTAAGAAAATTATTAGATAATGAAAAGCTTATACAACAACTTGCTGACGGTAAAGGAGAGTATATGGCTGCTAAATTAAAAGATGGTTTAAACGATATTAGATCTCCTTTTGGAAAAACTTATGAATCTAGTCTACAAGCTATTAATTTGTATCAAAGAAACCCATCAGATTTTAGAAAAAGATTTCCTAATGAATGGAAAATAATTAATAATTTATCTAATAATTTAGGATTTGGATTAAAAAATGTTGAAAATGCTACTGGTTTTGTTGAAGCTGTTAAACAATTTAAACTTAATAGTACTACTGCAAAAAAATTTGGTATAACAAACGAAGAGTTTCAAGCGGTTATTGGTGAGGTTTCTTTTTTACAAAGAAGATATGATGGTAAAGATTATAATTTAATAAACGTTGAAGCGGCTACAACTTATAGTAAAAACGTAACAGAATTACAAGCTTACTTATCGAACAAGTTCGGTGAAACTTTTTCAAGATCATTATTAGGTGACCACTATAGAACTAATATGGGTGGTATAACAAATGCTAAAGCAAAACAAAAGTATGGTGAGTATGCTGATGGAAGTATTGTTAAATTTGATAAAGCTCCAGAGTTTTCAAAAGTATATGATAAATCAAAACAAGTTGATAAAGGTGGGTTTTTTAACAATATATCTGAAGTAACTTTCAAACAAATAAACTCTCTAAAAAATTCTTATGACAAAGCTAATAAACTTGTAGAGCAAGGAAAAATAAAAGAAGCTAACGAGGTTTTAGATAAAGCTTTTAGTGTTCTTGATAATAATGCTAGAAAAGAAATATATAACAGTTGGCAAAAATCTAAAGAAGCTTGGTTAAATTCATCTACAAGTAAACAGCAATGGCTTGAAAGAGCTAAGCATATATTGTTAATGGGTAGAAACAATACTAATGTTGAAGCTGGTGAAAGACAATTAGCTGAAGTTGTGGCTGTATATAGAGGTGATGTTGTAGGTATTACCAAACTAGAGCATGCTAAGCCAATGGTAAAACAATCAGTTGACGCTGCGTTAGCAGTTATAAATGGTGAGTGGAGTACAAAAGGTGAACAAATAATGAAAGACTTTAAAGGAATAATTGGTCCTAAAAGTTTGTTTAATATTATAGATTTAGTTGGTAAAACAACTAATCCATCTGGTATGGCTAGGATGGTTTTTGATTTTGAATCATTAAAAGATTATCAAGTTGTAGGTACTGAAAAAAGTCTATATGACGTCTTATCTGAAAGATCTCTTGCTATAGTTGGTAAAGACTTAAGAAAAGAAGGATTATTACATTTAAAAGATCAGTTAATACAATTATCATTAAGAGGTGAACAAGCTGACATTATAATAGCTGAAAATGCTATTAAAAACTCTGATAAGTATAAAAGATTGCACAATAAAAATGCTAATATTTTAGAAAATATGGGCTTTAGTTCTAAAGGCAAAACAAATATGGAGATAATTGAAAAGTTATCAAATATTGATAAAGCTATTAGAATCGCTAAAGATCCTAATAAAGTAAAAAAAGGTATAAGTATTTTTGATTTTGATGATACTGTTGGTAGAACAAAATCTAAAGTAATATATGAAATGCCTGATGGTACTAAAGGAAAAATAAATGCTGCTGAGTTTGCGACTAGATCTACAGAACTAGAAGCAAAAGGAGCTAAATTTGATTTTTCTGAGTTTGATAAGGTTGTTGATGGAACACCTGGGCCTTTTATAAATAAACTTAGGAAAGCAGTTAATAAATTTGGAAACGAAAATGTATTTATACTAACAGCTAGACCTCAACAAGCGGCTATACCTATACAAAAGTTTTTACAAAGTTTAGGTGTTAATTTAAAAATAGAAAACATAACTGGATTAGCAGACGGTAGGCCAGAAGCTAAAGCTCAATTTATAGTTGACAAAGCAGCAAAAGGTTATAATGATTTTTATTTTGTTGATGATGCATATAAAAACGTACAAGCTGTACAAAAAGTTTTAAATGTTATAGATGTTAAATCAGATGTGCAACAAGCTTTTTCTGCTAAAAATAAAAACTTAAATAACGATATAAACTCTATAATAGAGTACGCTACAGGTATAGGTAAAGAAAAAACTTATAGTAAAGCTAAAGCAGAAATAACTGGTAAAGGCAAAAAGAACTGGTCTTTATATATGCCTAATAGAGCTGGTGATTTTTATTCTCTTACAAACGCTTTATTAGGTAAAGGTAAAAAAGGATTAGAAAACAGAGAGTGGTTTAAAGAAAATTTATCAAAGCCGTTTTCAAGAGGTGATTTAGCTTATCAAACAGAAAGAAGAATTAAAATGGCTGATTATTTTGCTCTTAAAAAGCAATTAAAAGATGCTGAATATGAAGCTGGTTTATTAAATGTATTTAAGAAAAATCCTTTAAAGAAGCCTTTTGAAAAAGATAGTAAATGGACTAATGAACATGCTGTTAGAGTATATAATTGGAATAAACAAAATACTTTACCTACAGATATATCTAAATCTGATGTAAAAAAACTAGTAAATCATGTAAATAATAATCCTAAGTTAAAAGCGTTCGCTGAAGAATTAATAAAAATAAATAAACAAGATGGATATCCAGCTCCTAAAGAGTTTTGGGTTAGCGAAGGTATAACACAAGATATGTTAACTAGCGGAGAAAATGTTAGTAGAAAAAGACATATGAAGCAGTTTATTGATAATGCTAATATTATTTTTAGTCCAGAAAATTTAAATAAAATGGAAGCCGCTCTTGGTCCAACATGGAGAAGAGCAATGGAAGATGCTATAGAAAGGATGAAAACTGGTACTAATAGACCTAGTTGGGGAAGAGGTAATAAATGGGAATCAGATATACTTGATTTTATGAACGGTTCTATTAGTGGTATAATGTTCTTAAATGTAAGATCAGCTATATTACAGCAAGTATCTATACCTAATTACATAAATGTTACTGATAACAACCCGTTTAAAGCTGCTAAAGCTTTTTCAAACTTTCCACAATTTGCAAAAGATTATGTAAAGCTAATGAATGATTCATGGTCTAGAAACCGTAGAGATGGTTTAAGATACAATATACAAGAATCAGAGATAGTAGAAGCATTGTCAAGATCAAAAAACAAAGGAGCGGCAATTATTGATTGGGCTCTTAAAAAAGGTTTTGTATTAACTAAATATGCTGACTCACACGCTACTGCTTTTGGTGGTGCTAGTTTTTATAGAAATAGATTAAATACTTATAAGAAAAAAGGTTTATCTGAAAAAGAAGCTGAGCAAAGAGCTTTAGAAGACTGGAGAGAAATGTCTGACGGTACACAGCAAACATCAAGAATGGATAGAGTTAGTCAAGAACAAAAAAGTGTAGCTGGTAGATTAATACTTCCTTTTAGTAGTGTTCAATTAGCTTATGGTAGAAGATATATTGATGATCCAGCTAGAGATTTAATTAACGGTAGATACGAAGGTTTAATAAAAGGTGAAAACTCTGCTCTTAAAAAAGTTGGTCAAATAGTATATGGTACAGTTATTCAAGGCGCTGTATTCCACGCGTTACAACAAGGTGTATTTAAAGTATTATTTGAAGATGGCAATACACTTGATGGTGAAGAACTTGAAGTTGCTAATGCTACTTTAGATGGTATATTAGTGGGTATGGGTATAAGAGGTAAAGCATATGCAACGTTTAAAAACTGGTTAATTAAAGCTGGAAAAGAACTTCAAAAAGATAATCCAAAACTTAGAGATACAGCATCAGATTTATTAAAAGTATCACCACCTATTGATAAAAAATATAGACAAATAAGAGGTGCGTTAGCAACATTAGATTATGATATGGATGAGATGAGTGAAATAAGTTTAGATAACCCAGGGCTTGCGGCTGCAGCTGGAATTATTGAAGCTAGTACAAACGCTCCTGTTGACAGATTATTAAGAAAAATGCAGAATGTAAAAGCTGCATTAGAAGAAGATAGAGCTAATTGGCAAAGACCATTTTTATTAGGTGGTTGGGCTGAATATGACTTTGAAGAAGATGATAGATCTACAAATACATTTAGAGGTTTTACACCAAGAAAATTTGAAAAGAAAAAATTTAAAAGAAGAAAAATAAATTAATGAATAAATTAGCGATAGTATTATTTTTTACGTTGAGTATTACTAACGCACAAATACAAGATGACAAAAAGCTACATTTTGCAGCAGGCGCAATAGCAAGTACTGTCGGATATGAATATGTGTATAGCAAAACAGGAGATAAAAACCAAGCTTTAGCAGCTGGTGTGTTAACATCTATGATTGCTGGTATAGGTAAAGAAGTTTATGATTCGTTTCAACCAAAAAATAGATTTGATCAACAAGATGTAGCCGCAACAATATTAGGCGGTGTAACTGTTAGTCTTACAATAAAACTTAATTTAGTAAACTTCGGTAAAGAAGCAAAAAATAAAAAAAAGAAAAACAAAAAAAATGAAAAATGAGAAAAATTTTAATTGTCCTCTTTGCGGCGGTATTTGCAATATCTGCTAACGCACAAGAAAAACCACAAAAAGATAAAGGTAGATTTTTTAAATCTATATATAACGAGTTATTTAAATACGGTACGTTTTATGTAGCTGGT